CCCCCACCCGACGCTTTTTGGCATTGGTACAGACAGTTTTAAAGTGGTGTTTACCTATGATTCTCTATCCACTACCATTCCAAACGGTGTGACGGACCTCTCAGTGTCCTATGATGGGACAAATTACTCCGATGCATGGAACGAAGGTGAGAATGTAGGTATTCAATTTGACTCTCCACAGAATACTTGGCAAGCAGGAGACGAAGCAGCAGATACTTTTACCGTATATACCCTTGAACAGACAGGTAAAACTGGTCTTCAAGTGAATATTCGTATCGAACCGATCATTGATGAGTCAGGAACCACTGTAGCATTCACTGGAACACGATGGACTATCCTAGATATCGTCTCTCCAGGTACAGGATACGCTGTAAATGATACGTTTAACATCAGTCATAGTCATACTCACCCCGATAACACTGTTACAAACTTTACATTAACATTAAAAATCACTGCAGTTGGACCCATTGAGTCTCAATCTGGGTCAATCGCTGATCTTTTACGGACTGGAGACACTTTAAATGGTCATACAATCACTCGTGTTCTTCATGGACCGTCAGTTGACAGTGATTATGACACTAATGAAGGACTTTTTCCCTATCATTTTGCATATTTGAATGGAGGAGGCAACGATTTTACCAAAAATACCTCTTATACAAGTAATCGTAACCATCAAGTTACTGCGATTGCAGGTTACGGAATCACAGATGTAGGATTTTTTGGTGGACTTTACGAGTTTACGGACAAATCTGTTCAGTATACTACTGGTTTTGTCGATAGAAATGCTCCTGACGTCTATAATACTCTTGTTCAACCCGAAACCACCGTCCATTTAAGGAACGGAAGAGTCGATCGCGTTGAAATTAATGAAAATGGAGGAGGATCAGGGTGGAATACACTCGGAAGAGTCCCCGATTTGAGTATTACTGCTCCTACCGTGGCATCTGGAGAGCAAGCAGAGGTAGTTGGAGAGTTTACTAACGGTGTTTTGACCAATGTTATCGTCACAAATCAAGGAAGCGGATACATTGAGAGCAATCTTCCGCAAGTTTCCGTAGTAAATGTGCATAAAAAGTCAACTTTTACTGTTGAAGACGCTGCTGTGCGCGAATATGGGTTCGATAACCTCACTCATTTCTACAAAACCTTCCCAGAAGCAGCGGATGCGTTCCCAGAACTTGATCAAACAGCGATTCAATCGATTTTATCGCAACATGAGACCTTAAAAGCGAATGTTGAACCCGTAAAGACGTATGAATTCACTGAACCGAACGTAGAAATCAAAAAAGACCCCAATTATAAGCGCAGAGATGAGATGGTACAGCGTCTTTTTGACAGAAAGGACGTAACACCGCTAAAAACAGGTCTTGTTCCGAACCAACCGTACAATCAAATTGACTTTGTTGACTTAGGATCATCAAAAGAAGCGCAAGATCTCAAAAAATCTGCTAGAGAACTGTTTGAAACACCCAAAAATCAGATTCCCACTGATATGGAGGCGTTGATTCAAGATCAAATCCCCGAAAAGAGCATTTATGATGAATCTTACGTCGAAACCGTGCGTGGACCGTTCTCTGAACTGCCATATGCCTCAGATCTAACTAAATACTTCATGAGACAGTTTATACCTGACGGAAGACAGAACGTTAACATTAGTGTTACACTTGGAGTTACGCAACTAAACAAAGGACACGCGCATTTTAACTGTAGTGCCTTAGCATCTTCAAGAGCAGATGTAACAGATCCTACTACTGGTCAAGTTACATCATCTACATTCTCATTTCCGTTTGGTCAAGTTCCTCAAGGACCTGGTTGTCAAGATTGGAGTGCAACTGGCACAATGAGCATCCGTAATGACTTTACTAATGCAACACAGACGATGGCAAAGGCAACTAGACTATACGGTAACCCTTATAACGTAACGTAATGGCAGGACATCAGGCAGCAGCACTCTTTATGGGCACATGTAGTGGTCATGGTAAGGCAAATGGTGTAAACTGGCACGCAGGACCTGGTGGAGGCATTCTATCTCCTTGTCCTCACCCCTCTCTTGCGTCATATATCACACCAAAGGGCATGGCGATTGCGGATAACTTCGCAACATGGTTACCTACAGCGCAAAGACCCCTTGTAGAGGCAGCAGTCGCGAAAAGAAATGTAATTATCAATAAAAAGATCCCGATCATTGATCAAGATGACTTGATTCCGCATCCTACAAAGACAAAGCACGTCACTATGTCAAAAGGATATAAATGTTTCACGGTAAGAAGCACTCCTGCGTGGCATTGCACTATTGGAACAGGCGGAGGCGGACGAGAACCTGCTATAGGTCATAATCGAAGACTTTTTGCAACTACAAAGACGGTATTCATAAACAATAAACGCGCAGGTCGAATGGCAGATCCATTTGGTGATAAGAGTGTTACATATCCATGTTTGAGTGTTGTTGCAGGAGCAAGTAAAGACGTTTTCATCGGAACCTGATAAATAAAGTGGGATAGCAACCCCAATAAAAGTTCTATTGCCCTTTGCAAGTAACTTTTATGGTAAATCCCGATCGCGATCCAAAGTACATGAAGGAAACTCATGGAACTGTAGGTTTAGTCACAGATTATGGTTCGACTGCCTACATAGAGAAAGCAAAAAAAGAAAAAGAAGTTAAACCACTCACTAAATGGCGTTAAAGGATATTAAAGGTCAAAATTTTAAGAGGTCTCGAAGATTCGACGACCTCAACATTGCTTTGACTAAAAATCCCTTTACAAAAGACGTATACAGCGTGAAAAACGACAACGCTATTAAGCAAGCAGTTAAAAACTTGGTTCTCACCGTTCCTGGTGAGAAACCATTTCAACCTCTTGTAGGTTCAAGAGTAATGGAGTTACTTTTTGAACCATTAGATGCATTTACCGCAGATGCAATTAAGCAAGAGATCATAAATACCATTACACAGTATGAACCAAGAGTAAATCTTACTAAGGTAGACGTTACACCGATCTATGCTAACAACAAGATCAATATAACGGTAGAATATCAAATTGTTGGATTGCCTATTGTTGAATCGATATCCTTTGTCTTACAGAGACCCGAATAATGCAACCGAATAATCTAACAGCACTAGACTTTGAAGATGTCAAAGCAAGTATTAAGTCATACTTAAGAACTCGATCCGAGTTCACGGATTATGACTTCGATGGTTCTGCGTTATCCTATATGGTGGACGCACTTGCCTATAATACCTATTATTCTGCATTCAATGCTAACATGGCGTTGAATGAAGCATTCTTACCGTCTTCTACTGTTAGAGACAACGTAGTTAATATTGCAAAGTTGATGAACTACACTCCTAGGAGTCGTATTTCATCTAGAGCGTCTGTAAAAATTGATGTACAGACAGACCAAGCGAATGGAGTGTACCCAAGTAGTGTTACTATTAGAAAAGGTCCTATTGCGACTGGTGGTAACTTCGTTTGGAACATTTTAAGAGATACTACTGCTGAAGTTAGTCCTACTACTGGTATCGCTACCTTTCCTGAGATTTGCATCTATGAAGGACAGATCGTAAACTTCCAATACATTGTTAATACCTTTGCCAGACAAACTTATACCATTCCTTCTGCAGAAGCAGACCTTGCAACACTCAAAGTTAGTGTAAAAGCAAACGAAACTGCTACCGCATCAGATATTTACAACCGAGTAGACACTGTTACTGGTTTGACCGCAACTACCCGCGCATACTTCCTCAATGAAGGTGAGGATATGCGTTTTGAGGTTAGGTTTGGTGATGATAGTGTTGGTAGAGCATTAAAAGACGGAGAAGTTGTACAATTAGAGTATTTGGTAACCTCTGGTAGGGATGCAAACGAAGTTAGCGCATTTAACTACATTGGAACTACTGTAGACTCCTTAACAAATAATGTTCCTCCTTCTGGTGTAACTCTTACCGTATTACATCGTTCTCAAATGGGAACTGATGCGGAAAGTATCGAATCTATCAAATATAACGCGCCTAGGTTCTACGCTTCTCAATATAGAGCAGTAACAGCACAAGATTATGCTTTGATCACTCAAAGAATCTATGATAACGCAGATTCTGTTGTTGCATACGGTGGAGACAGTTTAAATCCTCCGATTTACGGAAAAGTCTTTATTGCAATCAAAACAAAGACTGGATCCCTTCTAAATGACGCTACAAAGAAGGAAATCGCTGCTGACCTTAGGAAGTATGCTATGGCATCGATTGACCCTGTTGTAGTCGATCCTGATAACGTATACATCTATACAAAAATCTTTGCTCTATACGATACTGGAGCAGGAAGTAGTTCCTCACAAATTAAGACAGATATTCAGAACGGAATCAATGATTGGGCGACTCAAACTCAAATCAATAACTTCAACTCAACGTTTAGAGGTTCCGCATACGAAAAAGCAATTTCTCTTTCTAATAATGCTATCACTGACGTTTCACTTCAAACAACTACTCTAAAATACATTTTACCTAATAGTAATCAGACTAATACTTACTGTATCAGCACTGGTAGCGGACTTTATAACTCTGCACCTTCTAAAGACGGTGATGATGGTACATGTAAGAAAGAACCTGTCTTGTTATCAGGAACATTCAGAACTGCAGACCGCCCTGGTGTAGATCAGCAGTTTGAAGACGATGGATATGGAAATCTACGCATATTCTACAATACAGGTACTAAAAAGGTATATACGAACAACACAATCGGTACAGTCAACTATGACACTGGTGAAATCTGTTTTGGACCAGTGAATGTGATTAGTACAGGAACAAACGTGCCATCTAACTCTGCAGTTAACATTACAGACTCTGTAACTGGTGCAGGTAGTGTTACGGATCCGTCACTTCTTCCTGGAGATCTTAAAATTCCTGTTGTGACGATTCCTGCTAACAGTGGTACTATTCCTGCTTCCACACCTGGAACCATCATCAATATTATTGCTCCTGAGGTTACAGTCGCTCCGATTGGTACGACGCCACCTGCCTCTGTCCCTCTAAATAGTTTGACACCAACGATATTTGACGACACACCGACGACGGTGGAAGTTGCACCTATTGATAACAGTGGTGGTCTAAACACATCAACCTGTTTTAGTTAAAGCGTAGATGAACAACATTAATAAGGTTTCCCAGTCGATTGAGTCCCAATCACCCGACTTTATCGGGCAGGAATACCCCCTGTTCAATAAGTTTCTTGAGTACTACTATAAGTCACAAGAAAAGACTGGTTTAGGACAAAATATTCTTAACAACTTTCTTGGATATCTTGATATCGATAAACTCGATATTGGAATCTTAGATGGTTCGACTACGCTCGTAGAACCTATTACAAACAGTTCAGATAAGATTGTTGTTGAAAGTATTAACCCTTTCTTAGAATCTAATGGTTCTATTCTGATTGGTGATGAAGTCATATATTACGAAGGTGTTGATAAGTCTCCAGAAATTGCACTTTCTCCTGGTATTTCCTACGAACAGGTAAAACTTAAGTGGACCACTCTTGCTAGTCTAATCAATACTTTTGACGGTACTACTACTTTATTTCCTCTAAAATCACAAGATAGTCCGATTGCTCCCCCTTCAGCACAGCATCTGATTGTTTCTTTGTATGGTAAGATTTTAATTCCTAATATTGATTATACGATCAGCGGATCAAATATTTCATTCACTACTGCTCCTAGAACCAAGATTCCTGCTGATGATGCAGGTTCAACTTATATCTACTATCTCAGCGGTTTTATTGAGAACACCATTTACGGATTAGATAATCTTTCTGGTGCTTTTGGAGATGGTAAAAAGCAATTTAGTCTAACTCGTAATGGTGTTAGGTATGAACCCGAAGTTGAAGAATATTTAAACGTAATTTACGATAATCGTCTTTTAGTTCCAAAAGTTGATTACTTCTTAGACAAGGATCAATTTATTTTCAAAGAAGCACCTCTGAATGGTCG